ACCCATACATTTCTACCTAAATCATTATCAGGTACTTGTACCCATGGCCAATACATTGCAGCATAATTAGAATCTCTTCCTTCTGCTTGAGTTGTTGCTTGAGTTAAAGTTGAACCATATGATACTGGATCTACAATTGTAAAGCAATCACCTCTATCTTCACACATTTGTACTGCATCACTAATAATTGCTGAATGATTAGCAAAGTTATCAACCAATCCTGGTAACATTAATAAATTAATATCATATTCGTCTTGATTTTTTAATACTGAAATTGCATCTTCATATGCAGTTCTTGCAGCATTTCCTGATGCTAAATTAAATCCTTGCGTATTTGTATTTTCAACTTCATTATAGAATTTTCTTGGATGAGCAACAGTACCATCATTACCACCAGCAAATGATCCAGAAGATACATTAGGTAAAGAACCTGTTATTGAATTATCTCTTACGTTACCATTTGAATCTAAATAGTTATATGTTTGTTGATGAACTGTAACACGTACATATCTAGATTTATTTGGATATGATCCTGACAATTGAAGGAATGGTTGAGTTGTTCCTGAATCTCTTAATGTTAATACTTGATCTCCAATTACTCTACCAATATAATTAGTTGTATTTGGATCTAATGTTACATTATTAAATTGTTCTATAATTGTTTTACGAGTAACTAAATCATCTCCTCTACGTAATTGTAAATTAAATGTTCCTTTTGAAGTATTTCTACCAGTCACTTCCCATCTAAAGTTATCTTTTGAACCTGATGCTAATACTTGGTTAGTTCCTAATGGACTTGTACTATTCATTATTTCACCATCTGCTAATGTTGTTAATGAAAAACAATCATTTGCAGTAGTTGAATCAGTACCACCTGATAAATCTAAGACATCTACCATTGATGCTCCAGATCCAGTATCAACTGAAATTGAATTACCTGCTGTTCCTGCTGCTGATGCTGTTAATGCTAATACTGCAAATCCAGAACCTGTTGCTGCCGTTACTCCTATAGATGCATTATTAATTGATGCAGTTAAGAAATTTAATCCTTCTGCTACAGATGAACCAGTTGAGAAATGATAAATTGGACTTGCATCTGCTGGAATACCTCCTGCTGGATCGGATGCAATAAATCTATATTCTGTTCCGTCTACTGTAATTTGTACTTCATTACCATCATCTAAAGATGAACCAGGATTTCTTAAAGGATCAACTCCATCTGCTCCTCCAACTTGTCCTAAAGCAATTGCTCCTTTTGCACTTGCATCACCTGTCGTTGTTGAAGATGATACAATTGTTGATGCCGGTGCATACCCGCCTGCTAATATTCTAACAACTGTTAATGTATCTGCATTTTTTAAATATTCTTTTGCAGCATATGATGTCATATATGCATATGATGACTCACTAGTACCAGAACCACTTGTAAATGTATCTCCAAATATTTGTTTATATTCAGAATAAGATGATACAACAGTAGGAACTAATGCAGGACCTTTTACGGTTGGTCCAACAACTGCAGCTCCAATTGCTTGGATTCCTGCTGGTAAAAATGATTGGTCTACTTCTTTGGTGAATACACCAGGGCTAACTATTTTTTCGGCCATTCTATTACTCCTTGTTTAATTTTATAATAAATATACGAAATAGGCCTCAAACCCTTACTTTGCAGGAATAAAAACTCCGTTATCTAAGTCTAATGTACCGACTCCATATTTCGCCTTAAATGTCTCAACTAATTGCTTTTCTTTTTCTTGCAATTCTTTGTAGTCATTTTCAGTTTTTTGTTCTAACTCATTAAGTTGTTCTAACCTTTGTTGAGTTAAAATTTTTTCTAATTTCAATTGTCCAAAATCTAAAACTTTTGATTGAGTATCTTCTCGTAGTTTTGAGATTTCATTCATTTCTTCTTGTGTAAACTTTTTTGTTTCTGACATAACTTTTTCTCCTTATTAAATACTAAATATAAATATGCTATAATTAACTAAGAATACCTTTTTTTGATATTATCGTCTGATTTATTTGGTAAAACAATTGTTGGTTTTGTTGTTTTTTCATATCCACCTGGAGGAGGATCAACTACATTAACATTGAATGTTTGAGTTTCAGATTGAAATGAAATCTTTTTTACTGAATAACGTTTTTGGAATGTTTCTTTTCTTAATTCAGTTGATGCCAATAAAGTTGCTTTAACTGTTAATGGAATTGTTGCTCTAATTATTCTATCTTCTCCTGTATTGTTCATTGTCTCAAATGCATAGTTTCCAATTACTGTATTAAATTTCCATGTCGTTCCCCATGCAAATCCTCCTGTTGGCATAATTTGTTCTATAACACTATTTAATTGTTCTGTATATTCTGTCCATACAAATAAATCATATGTTACATCTATAAATTCTGGAATTGCAGATACAAAATATTCTGCAGAAGGTTTTTTACCTTGTAATACATTAAACCTATCATACTTGTTTATTTTTGTATATGAATTTTTTAATGTTAATGCATTACCTGCAGGGTTAATATTTACATCTAATTTTTTTAATACATCTCGTTCAGTTATATCATTACGCTTAATAAAAATTAAAGGTGTCATTAATTTTCCTTTCACATCTCTCATATATCCATGAGTTTGTACTTGGCTCCATTTTTCACCATTTGCATACATAATAGGTACATCTATTATTGATCCATCTTCTTCTACTTGTGGTGTTATAATTTCTCGCAAATAAGACATTATAGCATAATCAACATCATAAATAGTACATGTAGGCGTTTTAATAGTATCTGTATCACGCCTTACTTCATTTGCTCTATTAGTTGTTTGATTTTCACTAAAAGATGAATATGTCTTTTTTAATCTTAATTTTGCCATTTGTTATAAGCCTTTTGGTAAATGATATTGTTGATTAGATCCTCCTGATCTAACTTCTACTAAATTTAATTTATTTCTTCTAGTAACATGTCCTTCTACTACTATTGATACAGCATATCCAAATTCTCCCCTTTCTTGTGAAATTCGTCCTAAATCAGTTGTTGGATTAGTACCTCTCCAATATTGGCTTCCTCCTACCCTATCTATTTCATAAAATTCATTATCCCAAGATAAAATATCACCTTCTTCCATAAAAATAGATCTATCTTTTACATAATCTTTAGAAAATGCAAATATACCTGTTCTAGTTGAGTCTAACCCGTAATCATCAGATATCATTGTCTTTTCATCTTTTTGTACAATACAAGGTATTTTAATAGGATTGTAATAAGTTTTTTTATCTGATTCTCCGTATAAATTTTCACGAGTTTGTTCCAAAATTAATTTGTAGAATTCTATTTCAGTATCAATAAAATCTGTAATTAATTCGTTATTAATACTTCTAATTAAACTTGCATCTCTTCCTGAACCAAATAGTGCCATAATTACCCTATATAAATTTTAAGTGGTATTTTGTTCATCTGTTGTTGCATTGCATCAGATTCTGCTTGTTTTCTTTCCAATTGCATTTGCCTAGACATAGTATCAAGTATGTCTTTAAGTTCTTGTATAAGCCCCTCTTTTTCAGTCTGAGCGGCTGATATTAGGTCAGCTCCGTTTAATGTTATTTCTGCATTAGGTATTGGTAATGCTGAATATTTTCCTCTAATATATCCTAACATTTCTTTTGCTAAAGCTAAAGCATATCTTCTAATCCATTGTCTACCTACTGCATTAATATCAGAATATGTTACATCTTGATATGGTATATTTGAAAAATCTGATACCGCTCCTGTAGATCCTTTTAATGCATTACTTCTATCTGCCTTTTTAATATAATCAAAATGTACTCTAGTAAATCCATCTCCATCAGGTATAGGAAACACCGTTAATCTATTATTTCTTAATTCAAAGCTATATGCAGATCTTCTAATTTGATCATTAAACTCTATTCCTTGTAATCTTAATACATCTGCATATATAGGCATCATCATAAATGATACACCTGGAGAATAATTACCCCAAGAAAAGTTTTCCATCATTGCTTGTGAACCTAAGCCTGTACCTACAAATGGATCAAAATATCTTTGTATTGCAGGAGGTGCTTCATGATATATACGTTTAATTTCAATTTCAGTTGTCCCTGGTGTACCTGACTCTAATGTAACAAGCCCAGGATTAGAAAGGTCATATGTTTGTATATCAGCTGACATTGTTACAGAACCTGTATAGTATGTTACATTTCCTCCTGAACCAGCTTCGTTACCATACTCTTCTGCTAGTTCAATTAATCCTCCAAAATTTGGTGATATTTTTTTACCAGTTAAATTTGATCCGGTTGCTGAACCATATAGGTTCAACATGTTATCTCGTATATTATATGTATTTAATTGTGAACCATATTCACTAAC